AAGCTGCACATAAAACTGCACCCGAAGTTTCTGTAGCTACTTAATAAAAAGCTACATCGTTGGAAAAATCCAATCCACATTACAGGCTCTCTTGCGCTCTATTCAAAACTAGTATATAGTTTTGTCACTATACAATTAATTAGAACGTAAACGAGTATAGTCGACGGCCTAGAGATTACGTTCGGAAACTAGGAGGATACAATTATGGCAAACACTACATTTACAGGACCGGTACGATCGGAAAACGGTTTTAAAACAATCGTTAAAAGTGCAACTACTGGTGCTATAACAAATGAGATGACTTTTTCTCAATACACTGCAACAATAACTATTGCTAGTGGTGCTACAACAGGAAAAGAATCATCAATCGGAATACCTTCTAACTTCATACCTATGGGTGTAGCAGTAAGTATAACAACTGCAGCTACTAATTCTGTTACTTTAAATGATATTGGAACAGATGCAGATCCTGATGGTTTCGTAGATGGAATCTCACCTGCAGTTAACTCAACAGGTTTCAAAGGATTTTTTCCTTGTAACGGAGTTTTAGGAATGTCTGGTGGTACTACAACAGCATCAACTGAAACAGCAGATGAAGTAGAAGCGGTTGTAAGTGGTGATCCAGGAGCATCTGGCGTAACAATGGTTTTAAAATTCATTGGTATAGCAAGCTCTTCTGACGCTAGTTAATAAATAATTTGTGGGGCTTCGGCCCCACAGTTTAATTAAAGGAAAAAATATGAGTTCAGATCAAAAATTTACGACACTTACAGCTGATGGACAAGTGAAAACTGCTTCAGGAGGATCTACCAATATTGGTCCTGCTAGAGTTACATATATTCAAGCTTCAGGTATTACAAATTTAAAACTTTATGATGCAGCAACAGCATCTGGAGACATAGTGTTTGAAGCAACTTTTGGAAGTGAAGGATTAGATATATATGTTCCAGGAAACGGTATTAGGTTTCAAAACACTATCTTTGCAGATATAACTGGATCAGGATCGGTCACCTTAGGCTACACTGGCTAGGAGGGTAAATGGCTAACACTACCTCTGGTACAACTACTTTTGATAAAACTTTTTCTATTGATGAAATAATAGAAGAGGCTTTTGAAAGATTAGGTATTCAAAACGTATCAGGTTATCAGTTAAAAACTTCAAGAAGATCTTTAAATATAATGCTTCAAGAATGGGGCAATAGAGGTATTCACTATTGGGAAATAGCTGAAACAAATATTGATTTGATTGAGGGCCAATCCGAGTACAAATTTTTTAGATCATCTGATGATGGCACAAGTGCTGTTTCAACTCCTGCTAATATTTATGGAATGTCCGATGTTCTTGAAGCACAATTAAGATCTAATAGAACTCAAACTACACAATCAGATAGTCCAATGACAAAAGTTGATAGATCTGTATACGCAGGTTTTTCAAACAAACTATCAAAAGGAACACCTAATCAATATTGGGTACAAAGATTTATTGATCATGTAAGTATCAGTGTCTATCCAACACCAGACTCAACTAATGCAACAAAAGACATGCACATATACTACATTAAAAGAATACAAGATGCAGGTGCATACACAAATGCAACTGATATGCCTTTTAGATTTGTGCCTTGTATGGTTTCTGGTTTAACATATTATTTAGCTATGAAATATGCACCACAATTAATACAGCCAATGAAATTAGTATATGAAGAAGAGTTTCAAAGAGCGTTAGCAGAAGATGGTTCTGATTCTAGCACTCACATATCACCTAAAACTTACTATCCAGGTACATAATGGGAAAATACGCAACAGGTAAATACGCAAAAGCAATATCAGATAGATCTGGTGTAGAGTTTCCATATAGAGAAATGGTTAGAGAATGGAATGGTTCTTTTGTTCATTACACAGAATTTGAACCTAAACAACCACAACTACAACCAAGATCACAATCTGGAGACGGTATTGCATTGTTAAATGTTAGATCAGATAGAGTGGAGCCAGCATCAGCTGCTTTATTAGGAAATAATCCTTTTTCAATAACATCAGGTTCTCAAACAATAACTGTTACAGAAAAAAATCATGGTAGAACAACTGGTGATACGGTTAGATTTAGAAATGTAGTAGGTAGTCCAGGAGGAGTGGCTTTTACAACATACGAAAATTCTAGTGGTTTTAGTATAACTGTAACTACAACAGATAAGTATACATTTACATTAGGTGCAACACCTAGTATAACAGAGGACTCAGGAGGAGTAACAGTGTCAGCAGGACCTGTAACAATACAAGCATGATAAAATTTATAAAAAAAATAATTCACAAATGGTTTGGCATAGAGGAAGAAAAAGAAGAAAAATCAGATCTTCCACTTCACAAATTAGAAAAAATAAAAGCAAAATATAAAGGTGATTCAGAAGAATAATGGCATACACTTTAGCTAATCTAAGAACTGATATTCGAAACTATACTGAAGTTGATGATGGAGTATTGTCTGATTCTGTATTAGATACTATTATTAAGAACGCTGAAAACAGAATATACAGGGAGTCTGATTCTGATGATAATAGGTTCTATGCTACATCACAACTAGTTACAGGTAATAGATATGTAACTATTCCAACTGATTTAAGATTTATTCGATATGTCCAGTTAAAAGACTCATCTGGTAAACAAGTATTTTTAGAGAAAAAAGAGACAAGTTACATGGCTGCTTTCTATGATACACCTGCAACTCAGTCTGGTTTTCCTAAATATTATGGTAACTGGGATGATGAATTTTGGGTTGTGGCACCTACACCAGACTCTACATATGACATAACTTTAGCATATGTTAAGCAACCGATAAGTATTACAAGCACTACTCAGCCAACAACAGCAAATCCTGCATCGACTGTGGGTACTTATGTATCTAACAAATATCAGGATTTACTTTTGTATTCTTGTCTGGTAGAAGCATATGGATACTTGAAAGGCCCTACAGATCTGTTACAATACTATGAACAGTCTTATCAAAGGGCTTTATCATCGTACTCTATCGAACAACAAGGTAGAAGACGCCGAGACGAATATCAAGATGGTGTTATTCGTACTCCTCTAAGATCACCATCACCGTAAATTAAGGAGATAATATATGGCAAACATAGTACCATTTTCTTTTAAAGGTGAACTTCTATCTGGAACGCATAATTTTGCTACCGGTGGAGACAGCTTTAAAATAGCATTGTACACATCTAATCCTTACACAACATCTAGCACAGTTGCAGATAGCACAAACGAAGTTTCTTCTGCAGGTAGTTCAAACTATGCTAGAAAAGATTTAACTAGTCAAGCTGTTGCAGCATCAACGGCTACTTCATCTGTAGATTTTGCAGATGTAACTTGGTCAAGCGCAACTTTCTCTGCAGCTTTTGCAGCGATATATAACGATGATCAAGGTGATAAGTTGTGTGTAGTGTTAGATTTTGGTGGAACAAAGACAGCAACAAACGGTGACTTCACTGTTTCGTTTCCTGATCCAAGCACACCATCAAATGCGATTATTAGTTTAACATCATCATAGGATTTATAAATGGCGTTTAAATTAAACGATAGGGTAAAAGAATCCAGTGCAACTACTGGAACAGGTACGATTACACTTGGTGGAGCAGTTTCAGGTTTTGAATCTTTTTCTGCTGGCATCGGTGGAGACAATACCACTTATTACTGTATCTTTGAAACAGGAACAAATAACTTTGAAGTTGGTTTTGGAACTTTAAACTCTGGTGCAAGCACACTTGCTAGAACTTATGTTATCTCCAGTTCTAACAGTGACGCAAAAGTAAGTTTTGCAGGTCCAACAGAAGTATTTTGTACTGTTCCAGGTGCAAAAATAGGTTTACCTACACCAGAAGAATATGGTTCATCATCAGCGCCAAAAGTTATCACTGTTAAAGTTGCAGCTAAATCTGGACTTCATCCGTATCAAAGTGCGGGAGGAGCATCAGCTAATGCTTATTATTTTGATGGATTGGAATCTCCAGCAATAACATTATCTGGCGCAGATTCATCGTATCCATATTATTATAGATTTGATCAATCTGATTCATCAAACAGTTCACACCCTTTAAGATTTTATTTAGAAGCGGATAAGTCTACAGCATATACAACTAATGTAACTACAAACGGAACTGCTGGTAGTTCTGGTGCGTATACACAAATAGCCGTAGATGAAAATACACCTAATATTTTATATTATCAGTGTTCATCTCACGCATACATGGGTAATTTTGTTAATGTTGTGTCTAATAAAGTTAATTCTAATTTAACTACAATTGGTGATATTGTTGTTGGATCTAAATTAAAATTGCCAACAAATACAGCTAACAAAATATTAGTTGCGGATGGTACATCTTTTGAAGAAGTAGATATGTCAGGCGATGCAACTATTGCATCTGGTGGAGCTTTAACGCTAGCTAATTCTGGTGTATCAGCAGCTAGTTATACAAATTCATCAATTACAGTGGATGCAAAAGGAAGAGTAACAGCGGCTTCCAGTGGAACAGCAGGAGCTTCGGCAGGGTTCGCCGTAGCAATGGCAATTGCACTTTAGCCGGAATTAATATATAAGGAGCAATATGGCACAAGATTTTAAAAGATTTGGAGATCAAGATGTAGGAACATCAGCATCTACTATTCACACTAGTAATTCTAACGATGCTATAATTTCTATTCGTTTAGCGAACACTACAACATCAACAATAAATGCAGAAGTATTTATTACATCATCTGTAACAGGTGGTTCACAAGACCACTACATAATCAAAAATGCGCCCATAGTTAGTGGCGGATCATTAGAACTTATTGATGGAGGTAGTAAGCTGGTTATACAAAGCGGTGATGCTGTCAAAGCAAAATCGGATACAGCAAACTCACTAAGTGTTTGGATGTCTACAGTTGATGCAATCAGTGCGTAAGAGGAATGAATGGCATATTTAGGAAACAGTCCAAAAACAAATTTAATTACCATGAACTCTTCGCAGTTCAGTGGTGATAATTCAGAAACAAATTTTACACTTTCACAAACTGTTAGTAACACTAACGAAGTAGAAGTTTTTGTGGGAAATGTTCGTCAGGACCCTCACTCAGCTTACACAATATCTGGTGGCACAACTTTAG